TCCGTCACGGTTTCCGCCGTGGCCACGGGTTCGGCTGCTGAACCCTCTTCCTCCGTCACGGTTTCCGCCGTGGCCACGGGTTCGGCTGCTGAACCCTCTTCCTCCGTCACGGTCGGGATCACCACAGGCTCAGGTGCCACGGCAATCACGCTGGCCACGCTGCCTGGCACGAACAGCCCGCGGAAGGCTTCATCGGAGTAGAGGTTCCAGCCCCAGCCATCACCGTGGTCGTCCTCATACACCATCCAGTCACCTGGATCAACCTGCACTCCCTCGAACTCGCCCAGCACGACTTGGCCGAGCTTGCCCATGGTCTGGGCGTAGTCGCGTTCGATGACACAGCGGGGGTCGTCGCTTTCGTGCGCCCATCGGCGCTGACCCTCTTCCACCAGGGCGTGGTCGCCCATCGTCCACCACTGCACGGCCATGCACAGTGGCCGAGGGCGGTGGTTAAAGGGCTGCGCGTTGGGGGCGTCGATGAGGGCTTGGGTATGGTCGGTCATTTGCTTGATTCCTGTAAGGGTTTGGGATTGGGGACTGATGGGAAGCGAGGGTGTTAGTCGCAGTCCCCCCACGACGTTTCACTTGAGACAATGCCCACCGGGATCACCAGTGGGTCGGGGAATGGGATCGGCACAGCGCAGAGTTCAACGATGCGGGGCAGGAGTTCATCCTTGCGTGCTGTAGGGACTTGGCCCACAAGGCTGTCGTGGACTTGGAGCAGGAGTTGAGCTTCAGGGAGCTGTTCGTGGATGTTGACCAGCCCGTGGTTGATGAGGATGCCCACACTGGATTGGGGAATCCAGGCCACAGCCTGGTTGAAGATCGTGCCTTCGATCTTGTCGAAGAAGTAGTTGCGGTAGCCCCAGGCGTTTTCGACATAGCGGCGGCCAGAGACTTGCTTTTTGATTTCGGACTGCCAACGCGCGATTTCTGGTGCGAGGCCGAAGTACCACTTCTGGATGCGTTCGACTTCATGCACCAGCAAGCCGAGGCGAGGGGCGAGGCCATCTGCCGTGCCGAGGTAGTTGGTCCCATGGCAAAGCGCCTTGAACATCGCATACTCCCGTGGATGGCTGTTCTTCGTCATCGCAGGGTTTTTGTAGTATTCCTTCATCACCTCGACGTATGGCTTGCGGCCAGCCTTGAAGTGCTCTTTCATCCACTTGCAGTCACTCTCCCACGTCACAATGCGGAGGTCGGCGCTGTCCAAGTCGATGTCAAACATCGTCATGCCTGGGTCTGGGATGCTGAGCTTGCGGATGTTGGGGAGAACAAGGCCGCCGTCTTCAGTTTCACCTCCCTTGGGGATGTTCTGGTAGTTGATGCCGGTGTCGAAGGCGTCTGTGCTGCTAGAGAACCGATAGGTTTCGGTGCCAGCGATGTTGAAACTGGTTCGCATGCGGCCGTCCGAGCTTGTACGAGCTTGCACAAACGTACTGTGGAACACCCCGAGGGAGCGCAGCTCGGCAATCTTACGTGTAACGGGCAGGAGGATTGGTTCGCGCGAGGCGATCTTGTGGAGAGCTTCATCATCTGTGGTGGGGGACATACTGCCGTCAGAACGGCGTTTGCGGATCTCCTTCTGCCCCATGTCGGAGTAGAAGAACTGCTGCATTTGCTTGGGGCTTTTGATGTTGAGCTTTTCGCCGACGACCTTTTCCAGCCAGTCTTCGCGGATGGCGATTTGGGTCAGGAGTTCGTGGCTTAGGGCTTGGCGTGCAGTGTGGTCGAAGCGCACGCCACGCAGCATCATTTGGAGGACAGCTGGGCGGAGGCGCTGCTGGAATGCGTTGACTTCCTGCATGCCCAGGCCGACGATGATCTGGTCCAGCACACGCTTGATAGCCAGAGTGCGCACGGCGTCCATGCAGTTGTAGCGCCAGAAGACATCCTCGCCTTCGCCTTTGGGGCCTTCAACCCAGTTGGTGCGGTCGTCTTTCCAATAGAAGTGGTCTTCCAGGTACATGCTGGAGAGGAAGGCCAGGTTTTTGTCGAGGTTGGAGAAGCAGGAGTGCTGCTGCAACATCGTGTCGGTGGCTGTGGGGGTGAGGGCAGCCCAATGCTTGTGGTTGTATTGTTCGTCGTAGTTCCAGTTCTGCCCGACGATATGTGCGGTGGTGAGGATCTGGCACATCAGCCGCACAAGTGCGGTTTCTTCTTCAAGAGTCCAATACCCTTCGGGGCTGTGCTGGCACATCAGCGGGATGCAGATGGCTTCGGTTTCACTCCAGGCAAAGGCGATACAGGCGATGTGACCGGCGCGGGTTTCGATGTCGGCGCCGATTTCGAAGCCGGGCTGGGAGTGGCACTTTTCGAGGATGGACAGCAGTGTGTCGCGTGCGGTGGCGAAATTCATGCGGATTACAAATTTGTAATCCTTACGAATAACCCCCGGCGTGGCGCTCTCCCGCTTCACCCGCTTCAGATCATGCACGATGATCGGACGTTTGCGCCACTGCGCATGCAGCACATTCGGCGTCAGTGTGGGGATCACCTTCATCCCTGGCACCAGCGTGCTTTCCATGATGCTGGAGCGCCAGTCGTTCACCCCCCACTGCCCAGTCAGGACGAACATTGCGAGGTTGCCAACAGCGCACACCACGTTGGGGTTGACCAACATGAGTTCGGCCTTGAGGCGTTCCGCGTGCCGGAGAAGCTCAGGCATCACCCACTTACCGTTCCAGTGAACGTGCTGGGAGGTGATGTCCTTTTTCTTCACTGCGATCAGGCTTTCCACCTTGCCCAAGCGCACGCGCTCGTTGACGGCAAGGGTGACGTAGCAGCTTTCGCGGTGCATGTCGGCTTCGGCCAGCATCTTGGAAAACTCCATCCCTGCTGTGCCGCAGAAAGGGGAGCCACGCTGGAGGTCAACCTCAGTGGGAAATTCGCCGACGATGGCGATACGGGCATTCCCTGGACCGATAGCTTGAATGACTGACATTGGGGGCGGGGGTAAGGGTGAGGTTGCGGGGCTGGCAGTGCAGTGCGGTCAGGACTTACCGAGCATCCCCAGCAACTCATTGCCGAGGTCTTTGCCCTGTTGCGCGCTGCCGACACCTGCCACGATCAGCCCCTGACCTTCCTGCACAGTGTCCAGAGTCTTCGCACGTTGCAGGCAGATCCCGTAGTATTCAGGATTCATTTCCAGCACAGTGGCTTTGCATTTGAACGCGTGGGCGGCTGGGAGCAAAGTGCCGGAACCCCCAAAAGAGTCGAGCACGCTGTCGCCAGGGCGAACACTACGACGCAGAAGGTCTTCGTAGAGGGCGACAGGCTTTTGCGCGCCATGCTGGAGACCTGCGTCCGCATACGTCGTGATGACGTCTGGGTAGATCGCTGTGGTTTTCTTTTTGCCTTTGATCGCATAGAGCAGGGTCTCGTATTGGCGGCGGGGGCCTTGGTCAGGCAAAGGCACGCGGCCAGAGTTGGGCTTGGTGCAGATGAAGGGAGTGCGGAAGACGTACCAGCCAGCTGCACGCATCCATTCACGCAACAGACTGAAGTTGTCGATGTCGCAGAAGACGTACGCGTGGGCTTCAGGTTTGGCTACGCGGAAAGCCAGTGGGCACCATTCCTTCATCAAGGCTTCGAATGAGGCGAAGTCGTCCTTGTAGTGGTGCTCGTTGTTGGACAAGCGGCCATCACCCCCGTCACCGAAGGTGTCTGCGCCCATGCCGTAAGGTGGGTCAGTGAGGATCACGTCAAACTGCTCAGCGTCGGCTGTGCGCATCCAGTCCAGACAGTTCACGTTGAGGATGCGGTGGACATCGCTGGAGAAGGTCTTGCCAACGGCTGCCGCGAGTTCCACGTTGCGCTGGGTGTTCTCCTGGCGCTTGAGGATCTTGAAGGCTTCGTCGGTGGACTTGGCGGCAGCGATTGCGGGGTTGTGGAGGTGCTGGGCAACGATGAGGTCTTTGCGCACGCGTTCCTGGAATGCGCCGTCACTGCGGCCCGTGAGTTCGACAGCAGTGTCGGCGACGGTGTGGATGCGACCTTCGGCTTGTGCTTGCTGGCTGCGGAGCTTGTGGAGCTTGGACTTGGCGGCGGCGCTTTCCTGCCAGGTGAGGTCTTTGCGGGCATAGTTTTCTTCCCACTCAGCTTCCTCAGCTTCGAGAGCGGAGAGCTGGCCCAGCGTGGTGTAGGGGATGAAGTCTTCTGGGACTGGCTCGTCGTTGTAGCGGAGGTGGCCGCCCAGCATCCACATGTCCAGGATGGCGCGCAAGCGGCGTTCACCCGCAACCAGGATGCGGCCCTTGGGGTCAGGGGAGGCGACAGGCTGGCCGGTTTGGGCGGAGAGCAGCATCGTGCCTGGCACAATATCGCGGGTGACGACTGCGTGCATCAACCCCTTCACCCGGATGAGTTCGCTCAGCTCGCCGAGCGCGTTGGGGTCGAACTCCTTGCGCTGCCGGTCTGGCGTGATGTAGAGTTTGCTGACTTCAATGATTTGCATGGACATTGCTAGCCCCTCCAGGGCGATTGTGTTGTGCTAGGGACGTGAAAAAGGGCGCACAAGGCGCCCTCTGAGGTCAGGGCAGACGCCCTGAAACTGGGCCGATCAGAGACGGCCAACCTTCTTGATTTCGGGGAACACGTCGTCAGAGGTTTCACCTTCGCGGTGCGACACAGTGACGTTGGCCATCAGGCCGGGCAGCATGTCGAAAGAGAAGGTTTCACCTGGACGGTTCTTGCCCACTGCTTCGCGCAGACGGCCCAGGCCGATGTTCTTGCCTGTGGAGTCGTCGAGGACGATCTTGCCTTCAGCGGTGACCTTGGTGTCGAGCATCACGCCCTGGCGGACAGACACGTTTTCGCGGTTCAGGGCAGACTTGACGTCAGCATCTTCGATGCTCCAGGTCACGTCCAGGGCAACACCAGACTTCGAGCCGTCTTTGGACTGCCACTGACGGGCTTCGACCTTTTCGATCAGGGCTTGGTAGGTGCCGACAGGGCAGGGGATGACGCGGGTGTCGTTGGCAGATGTGGTGGCGGAAGAGAGGAAGGATTGGGTGTCGAAGGCCATTTGAGTTTCCAGTTATGGAGTGGAGGGTGGAGGGGTAGTCCGGGAGCAGAGCGCCCCCGGTGGTTGTATTATGCACGACGGAGAGCAGCGCACAATGGGGAAGGGTGAGAACTGTGGGGGTGGTGAGGGGTTTCTTGTGAGGATTACAAAATAGTAATCCTAATGAATAACCCGTTACACCACACCCCCACGGCTCTTCCACTTTTCAATGATCGCGCGGAAGTCAGCGGGCAGACCAGATTTGATCTGCAGGTTGCGGGTCTTGACATCGGCTTGCACTGAGCCTGTGTCCCAGGTGAATTTGTCACCTTCGCGAACAGTCAGGATCACGTCGCTGAACATTGGGGGAAGCTTGGGGGCCAAGGCCTTGCCCAGCGTGCTGACCATCAGCTTCACGCCGCCGAGCACTGCGTCAGTCTCACGCTCGACGTGGGCGATGAGGACGACATGGCAGGCGCAGTCGTTGGTGATCTGTCGGATGAAGCGTTCGATCTGATCTTGGGCAATGCCCCAATCGGACTGGTTGCGGACTGCTTTGCCCCCCACCACCAGCGACATTGCAGCGACCGCCAGCCCGGCCATACCGTCGATCACCAGTGCGCGGCTGGGAGTCCAAGTGTCCACGCAGCCGAACTTCTCTCCTGTCCGGTCGTCGGGGAAGTTGTTGAGGGCTTCCAGGATCTTGATGAAGCCGTTGTGGTTGCTGCGGTTGGGATCGTTGGCCTTGGCCAGGGTGTCCAGCGCCATGGTGTTGACCTTGGTGGCGGTGGTGATGAGGTCAGCGAAAGAGGCTTTCGGGGCAGAGACCTTGTGCCAGTGGAGGTTGGCGGGGACTGGGAGGCCGCGGTCTGTCCAGTAGCCTAGGAGGGATTCCATGCCAGATTCCAAGGCGAGGTAGAAGACCTCAACACCCGCATCGACAAGGGTGCCGATGGCATGGGTTTTGCCGGTGCCGGCAGGCCCCATCAGGAGTGTGTTGACGCCTGGGAGAAGGGAGACTGGCTTGGGGGCCGGTGCAGCGGCGGTATCGACTGGTGCGTTCATAAGTAATGCCTTCCAGCAAATTCAAGGTGACGGTGGAACTCCCACCTGAGAGCGTCTGACACAGTGGTCAGACTGGTGTTGAAATCTTCATCCCACGGCAGCATCACACTGCCGGGGATTTCCCCTGCATTGCCCTGGCACTTCCTGCAGGGCCTGCGCCACACCATCCATTCCTGGGACTGCTGGGGGCTGAGCTTGTCCACCGGGCAGCGAGCCCAGAGGTCAGCGCAGCTCCCACAGAAAAAGGCGTAGGGTTGTGGGGCTTCGAGCGTGCCGTGGACGCGGACACGTTCGCGCAGGGCGCTGCCGAGGTATTGGCCCTCGATGATGAAGTGCTGGATGTAGGGCATGGGTTACTTGGCGTTGGACAGCAGTGAGCTGAAACTGTCCTGATCCACGCCTCCTGCAGCGACAGAAGCTTCCGGACCTGCGGCCATACTGCCGTCCGTCCGCACATGCCCCCACTGTGCTTCGTATTCCGCAACAGTGGCTTCTTTTTTCAGCAAAGGGTCCCAAACAACTTGATGGAAGTACACTGGCAAGAAGCTCTCGGGGTTCTGCTCTTTGCAAATCCGCGTGAAAGCGCAGCCGCCATAGTCAGTGCAAGCCCCGTCCAGGTTCCAATCCCACACACCGCTTTCCCAGCACTGAATCATGCGGCGGATGTCGCGCAGGGTTTGAGCTTCCCAACGCTCCAGCTCGTAGGCTGATCTGTAGGTCGGGACTTCCAGCGTGTCGTACTTGGTCTTCAGGATGCTGATGCCACGGACGATTGCACCTTGGGTTTTGATGCCCTGCTTCGCAGCGGCCCACGCATACCCGGTGAACTGTGAGCGCATCTCCCACTGCCGCCCCCACGACGCGCCCAGGCTGGAGGTGGTCTTCTCATCATAGATGTAGACACCCCCGGCGCGCTCAGCGATCATGTCGCTCCGCCCTGTGTAGAGGATAGGGCTGCCTGTAACTGGGTGGAGGATGTCGAGGGGTTCGGCAAAGCTGAACTCGATGCCGCGTCGTCCAGAAGGCAGAGTGATAGGGTTCGCCCCATCAGCCCCGAGCGGGTACTGCTCAAAGTAAAACTCCAAGGCTCCACACATCCGTTCAAGGCTCTTCGCAGAGTCCGCTGGACATTCAAACGCACCGTAATGCTTGATGAGGGCCTGTAGGCCAGCACCTTCAGCATCTTCGGACGTTCGGCCTTCGACATAGAAAGCATTTCGAGCAGCTTCAATGCCAGAAGCGAACGCTCCCCCAGCGACAAGGTGAACGGATTGTTCTTTGGCTTTCCAGTGCTGGACATATTGGCGGAAGAACTTTTGAGGGCAGGCACGGAAGGTGGAGAGGATTGTGGAATCCACTGTGTGGGGAAACATCGGGCGGTTCATTGTGGGCGGCCTTTGATGTAGGTGGACAGGGCTTCGCTGAGGACAGTAGCCCCCTCTTCGAACAAGAACAGGCGATCAAAGCCCCTATAGCTGGTGGTGAAGTAGTGGTCTGCTGTTTCCGCTCTGATGCAGTACTCGTCTTCGCCCGCGTAGCGTGACAGGGCCGGATTCTCGTTAGCACAGTTGAACAGGCATTCATGCATGTCAGCATCGTAGAAGAGGTCGCCCCAGTAGCTGTCACAGTTGACGCCATCGTCCAACACCATGAGCTGGCAGCCTGTCTTGACGCACTGCCAGCCTTCTGCCTGGATGACGTCTTGCCAGTGCCGAGTGGGGGTTTCGGACACGACTGCCTCCTGCTCCTGCGCACTCTGCCCGTTCCATGTCAGGGTTTGCAGTTTGCTGATCGTGGCCTGCAATGCGTTGATCTTCACCTGATGGTCGGCTTCGAGCTTTTGCAGAGCTTGCTGCGCCGCGTCCACGGCAGCAGTTGCGAGCTGCTCTGGCGTACTGGTGATGTGGTAGGTGATGGTGGCAGCACCGAGTCGTCTCCAGCCGCAGGAGGTCATGTCCAGCCCGGGGTCGCAGATCTGAGCGTAGTTCTCGATGCTGACTGGATCGTTGAGGTCGATGTGGAGCAGGGCGTCTGGGTTTGACAGCCACAGGCCCTGGGCGAGCTTGAGTTCGGGGGAAGACATGGAAGGTTCTCCAGTTTGTTGAGGTGCTACTGGAAGCGTAGCCGGCAGGGCACCGAATGGATGCCCTGGGAGGCTAGGCTCACGCAGACTGCTCGTCAGGGTCTAGGCGGATAGAGATAACTTCCCATCCATCCTTAGTGACCTCAGCACTGACTGCCTCCTCAGATTCTCCCTGCTTGGAGAGCGTGGTTGTCATGCCGGAGTCGCGGTCAAACACTTTGAGCAGGTACCAGGTCTGCATGTTCACAGCCCGTCCAGCAAGGCGTCACTGTCGATAGGGCCGGCCTTTGCTTTGGCTTTCGCGGTCGTCTTGCGTTCTGTGCTGGCAGCACTCACACCTGCTGCGCCTACGCGTTCTTTGCGGATCGCAGCGATGGCTTCGGTGAGCTCTTCAGTGGTGATGGTGTTGTTGGCGACCTTCTGGCGCCAGGATTGGATCTGGGATTGGATGACTGCTGAGGTCATGGGAGGGGCTTTCAGAAGAGGGGTGGGGGGGGCCGGGTTTCTCGTGTGGATTACTAATTAGTAATCCTAATGAATAATCCCACATCGGAGCGCAGTGCGCAACCGAAGGCCCCCCAGTATCACGCCAGTGTCAACCGTTGTGTCGGACGGCTGCAGGCGGTGTACAGGCACTGAAACGCTTCAGTCCGGTTGCGGTTGATCAGGATATCTCCTGTGTCCACCCACACGTTGGTGTAGGTGCTGCCTTGCGCGCGGTGCGTGGTCAGGGCGTAGGCGTACTTCACAGGATGGAAGAGGTCTTGGTGATCCCAGAACTTTTTCCACAGCTTCCCGTTCCCGCGTGCGTCGTGGGCCAGGGTTTCGGAGTCCTCTTTGAACTTCGCTGCGCTGTTGGGGTGCATCACCAGCAAACGGATCAGAGCGCCAGACTCCGCACGGCACTTCAACTCGATAGCCTGGTACTTCGGCTCCAGTGGGTGCTGGCATTCCATCGCACCTTCCACAATGGCTTCGTCGTCGGTGGTGAGCAGGGTTTCGTCGCCACGGGCGCAGGGTCCTGTGGCCACGATCCGATCGCCCAGGAGGTAGTAGCCGGGCACTGCTGCGGCGCCGAAGATCGCGGAGCGGATCAAGGCGTTGTACTCGTCCACTGTCTTGTTCCGCCAGGCGATGACCTTCGCCATATCCCCATCAGCGAAGCCTCCGCTGGCTGCCGCGTTGTAGATGGATTCGCGGAAGCTGGGCTTCGTGAGTTTCCACACGCCAGTCTGGCCATCGTTCTTCGACTTCAGCGTGATGCAGGGGAGAGGGGAATGGACTTGGAGGCGGATTTCTGTGACCAGCTCCAGGATCGGCCCACCGTGTCGCACGACTTGGGTGAGGTTGGCACCGTGGGGCAGGGAGTCAACAGGGGATGCGGATTCGCCAACCGGCGGCAGCTGCGCACGATCCCCCATGAACACCACTTTGAGGTCGTTCTTCTCGCAAACGTCCTGGAGGATGGCGAAGAGGTGCTTGTTGCACATCCAGCCTTCATCGAGGAAGATCACGTCCAGGTCGCTGAGTTCCGTCGGAGGCTTGCCTGTGGTGATGGTTTTCAACTCTCCAGACTTGTCGATGCGCAGGCCAAGCAGGGAGTAGATGGTGCTGGCTTCGCCAGTGATCTTGCGAAGTTCCTTGGCGGCTTTGTTGGTCGGGGCTGTGTAGGCGAAGCGGGCGTGGCTGTTTCTGCAGCGTGCGACGACCTCACGCATGCAGAAGGTTTTGCCGGTGCCAGCGTAGCCCGCGAAGGCGAAGAAGGAGGATGGGGGGTTGGGGTCCTGGATGAAGGCCAGGAGGGCGTTGACTGCGACCTGTTGGTCGGGGGTCAGGCTGATGGGGGAGGATGTGTTGGACATTGAAGGAACTTTCTGTCAGGGCCGTGCCCTGGATGGGCCGTGCCTGGGGGCACGGCAGGTGGGGGATCAGTCGAGGTACTGGACGCGGGTCGAAGGCTTTTCGATCTGGTAGCTTTCGGGGTGCGTCTTGATGTTGGCCAAGTTGTCTTTGAGGTGCTTCGGGTTTGACAGATCCACTAGCTCGGGGCCGCCTTCGCCAAGCCACCAGACCTTGCCGTCAATACGCACACTGCCGTCGCGGACTGCCAGCATTTCAACCACAGGCACAAGGCCGTAACGGGCTTCAAGTTCAGCAAGTTGTTGAGGGGAGAAGAGGCTCATGGCAGTTGCTCCCGCTTTGCATTTTCACGTTCCAGGGAAATGACTGCACCTGCCAAGTAGACGATGCTACCCAGCAACTCTGCCACGGCACGCTCATGTGGCAAGCGCTGGCTCTCTTCGGCCTTCTTGTAGGCTTGAAAAAGCAGGGCGCCAGTTCCGAAGCGTCGAGCACCATCTTGCATCACCTGCTCATGGAAGGGCTCACCGTTCGCGTGACGCTGATGCCCCTTGCCAATGGCCGCCTGGTCGAAGGCGCGGCCCAGCACATGGGCAAGATATTCGTAGCCTTCAGCGTCCAGAGTGACGACTTCTGAGCTGTTTGTGGGGGGGTATCCGATGGGTGTTTGGTGATGGGCTGGATGGGTGAGGGAGGGGGCCGGGATGGGCACGGGTTGACCGCGTTTTGCGGGGTGAGGGGTAGGTGTACCCCCACGCTCCGCCACCGTCATACGGGCTTGTGTGCTGGATGGTTTTTTCATGTGAAGTCTGAGCCTTCGTGGTAACGAGTCATGTCCAAAGCTGTAGCCACCATTGACTCCAGCTTTGCCCCACGGCTGCTCGTCCAGCCCTTGAGGAAGAAAATGGAGTCTGCAGCCAGGAGCTGTCGCAGGGCGTGCCGCATATAGACTGACCAGTGGAGGTCCAGTGGAAGTCCGTGTTCTGCGGGGTTCAGCACCTCAAAGCCCAGGCTGCGAAGGTGCGCGGCCATAGCGTTGAAGGCGGGGAAGTTGAAGTCTGGCAGACCCGTCATTGGGCCTGCGATGTAGATGCGTTCAGCTGGCATGGGGGCTTCCGTTAATGACTGCGAGGGCAGGGCCTCCGGAGTGGTGGTGGAGCTTGCGGACAGCGGCAAGGGCTTCAGGGAGTTGGATGGTGGGGTCGATCAGCTCCCACATGCAGAGAGGATCAGCGCGGCGCTTGGACTCTCGGATGTAGATGCGGATTGAGGCTGCGGGCTGCGGGCTGGTGTCGGGGTTACAGTACGACATCACCTGCCTCCTGAGCTTCCAAGTCAACTGCAGCTTGGGTGCGGAAGTATTCTCGCACCAGCTGGGTGAAGAACTCACTCTTCTTGCCGTGGGGGACTTTTCCTTCGAGTTCGCTGAACAGCAGGACTTCAACGCGCTGGGCGAGGTCTTGAGGCAGGGCGATGGAGATAGCGACTGAGGGGATGGTGTTTTTTGGTCGTGGCATGCTGGGTGCTCCAGGTGATGTGGGCGGAGGGTCAGAACTTCTTGGAGGAAGCCCTGTTGAGGGTGGATTTCTTGTCGTGGTAAGCCCATCCATGCCCGAACCCTTCAATGAAGGCGTCGAGGAATGCGCTGAGTTCACGAGGGGTTTGATAGCCATGCTTGGACACATCAGATACACCGCCGCTGAGAGTGCTGATCTGCACGATGCGGTAGCCGTTGTAGGCTGAGTCGAGGTGATAGCACCCGAGCTGGTATTTGACTTCCGTGCTGTGCGGGCAGCAGGGGGTGAGGGGGGTGCCTGCCAAAGTGTTGAGGCGGTCGAGCTTGACTTCGACGTGGGCGCGAGTGATGCGGCGGGTCATGGCTGGGGCTTTCAGAATGAACGGGTGTTGGGGAAGGCAGAGGGGACGTTCAGCTCAGGAAGCTGGAAACCCTGCCCATCCACACAGCGGTGGCACATGCTCACAGGCTCAGTGTCGAAGCGCTGTTCCTTGGGAAGGTTGAGGTGGGCTGGGGTGGACTCGCGCACCCAGCGAGACAGTGTGGCTGTGCGGTGGGATTGGCGCTGGAAGATGCCGCTGAAGCGTGGGGATTCTGAGTGGCAGCATTGGCAGACCTGCACCATGAACATGGCGACAACTGCGGCGGGCTTCCAGTCGGATGTGGCTTCCCACTCGCGGATCTTGGCCTGGATTTCCTTGGCCTCAGTGCTGGTGGTGCGCTGGTCGGTGAGCTTGGCACGCGCGGCCTTGAGGTTGGTGCGGGCACTGACGACCTGCATGGATTCAGCCAGAAGGTCGTCGAGGGAGTCGGATGGGGATGCGGCAGCAGGTGCTGCGGCGTGCGCTTGGATCATGGGGTTGAGCCTCCAGGATTGTGGGTGGGGGTATGACTACGATGTCATGCAAGCATGATAGCATAATTCCACGGAGAAATCAATGCAGATTTGTGATATTTCACACTTCACTGCCGGGTGGGTTTTTCGTGTGGATTACTAATTAGTAATCCTCGGGAGAAACAAGAGCCGGGCAAAAAAATCCCCCAGGAAGCAGATCTTCCTGGGGGATTCCTTACCCTGGAGGGAGGCTCAGAGACCTCCAGGGGATGCGTGAGGGGGCGGCTAGGAACCCCTGGCCCGCCTCACGCGGGACCTGTTGTCAGGCCAAAGCGTCCAGCAAGCTGTCGGTGTCAATGCTGGGCTTCTCGGCAGGCACCTTGCCACGGGCGGCGGCGCGGGCGGCCTTCTCGGCTTCCAGACGCTGGATCACAGGCAACACGCGGGGGTTGTTGCGCAGGGCGACCTTCTCGGCCTGGGTCTTGGCGGCCAGGAAGTCGCGCACCACCGAAGCTGGCTTGGATTGGACTTCCATCAGGGCACGGGCCAGGATGGAGGTGCCGGCCATACCGCTGGACTCGCGGGACAGAGCCCACTTGCCTTCATACAGGCGGTCGATCAGGTTGTCCACGGCCAGGATGCCGTCTTCGATGTCGTCCAGACCGGCCATTTCGTCGCCCAGCTTCTGCTCGGCGCCGTGCAGCGCGAACTGGGTGAGCAGGGCTTCGGGCAGGGTGAACAGGCGGGTTTCGCCGTTCAGGAAGTCCAGGGTGATTTCCAGCTTGCCCTCGGTAGTGACCTTGGAGGTCTTGATCAGCTTGCGCTTGCCGGGGAAGTCAACGACGCGACCGTCAGTCATGGTAACGGTGGTGTACTGGGTGGGGGCTTGTGCCATGATAGGAACTTTCAAAGATTCGGACGTTTGCGAAATGCGGGGTGTCCATGCCCCATGATGGGCTGTTGCATCGCCACCACACCCTTGTGGTGACGCGCTATCAACGTGAGGCCACTATACCCCATGTGCGCCAGCTATGCAACCACGGGCTGCTAGTTCTGGCTTTCGTTGCGTTGGCGGGCGCGGACAGCTTCGAGGCGGGAGAGAAGTTCAGGGGAAGGTGCGTTGGGATCTACACTTGGGGGGGCGGGCTGAGCTTCGAGTTCGGCCAGAGCCGCGAGGATGGCTGTGCTTTCAGCTGTGGTCACACGCTTTTTGAGTACCAAAAAGCAGGCATCCAGTGTCAGCATCAGAGTGTCAGCCTGCTCGGCTTGCTGGGAATAGGCTGGGGTTTCACGGAGCAGGGCAAAGAAGCTGTACATCTTGCGGCGAAGGGCTCCAGCTGCTGGGCTGGAGGCACACGCCACGCGGACTGGGTTGTCCACAGGCGCCGCGACAGCCAGCCGCAAGAGGTCGTGGTATTCCTGGCCGAAGGTGGTGATGCGGGAAGGGGATGTCATTCGAGTTTGTCCTGGGAGAGTGTGTAGCGGCTGGGGTGGATCGCCCAGGCCCAGATTGTCGCACGTCGGCCCTTGGCGCCGAGGGGGGGTGCGCGGCTGCCAACTGCTTCGACAACGCCTTCGGCTTCCAGTGCTTTGAGGCATCGGCCAATGGTTGTCCAGGAAGTTGTGTTGCGGTTGCCATTTGCGAGCTTGGTAGGCATGCCAAGCACCTCGATCATTTCAGGAATGGTGCGAGGGGCCTGGAGCAGAAGGAAAATCACGCTGGCAGCGCGCTCGAAAGGGGAAGTGTAAGGGCGGGTGTGGGAGGTGGTAGAGCGCTTCATTCGTTTTTTCCGTCTGGGGATTCGCCGCAGCCATCACTGACATCGCCCAGGTGCTGCTCTTCGCGGTCGATCAGCTCGCGGGCTTTGCGCAGGGCAAACTGGTGGGCTGTCTCGTCGCGGGGTTGCATGCGGATTGCCTCTCGCACATGCAGGCGTGCGGCTGGGTCTTTGCTGAGTGTTTGAGACAGCCCAGCGCACTCGTCTTGCATCAAGGCAGGTGCTGGCCAGCCCGTTGTACGGCCTTCGGTGCTCATGCTCCCCCTCCCTTCGGGCTCGTGGGGGCGGAGGCGAGCAGGCTTTCAGCACGCACCACCATTGCTTCAACTCCCTTGACAACTGCGATGCTCAGGGCGCATTCGTTGTTGGCGACATAGACAGCGTTGTTGGCGACGTTGCGCAGCGTTTCGAGCATGGCGCGGCTCACCTCCGGCACAGCAGGGGCGGTAGGCTGGGAGCCGATGCCGTGGTGGGCTTCTACCGCCCTCAGGACCTTGCGCCAACCTGGCGGAATCCTGGCGGGTATCTCATACGTTACAGCACCCAAGCAACGCAGCATGTCGGCCTCGTCCATCGGCCTCGCGGCAGGGGTGGGCTGGGCTGTGCTGAAGTGCAGCGCACGAACCTCGTCCATCTTTTCCTGAAGGACTGCAAAGCCTTCGTAGTTGGCAAAGGTGATGACGGCGTGGGTTTCCTCCACCGACATCTGGCGTGGCTCAATGGTGATCAGTTCGCCAACATTGCCACTGCCATGCACGCCAAAGGCAATGCAGGGGACGCCCGCATTTGTACCGGCGCCCACCTCCCACTTGCCAAAGCCCATGTCGATCATGGTGTACGGCTCCCCCCGCTCGCTGGCCGTGGCTTGGGTGAGTGCAGACTGCACCCGCATGACATCCAGCACCACCTTCAGCCCTTCGTAGAAGGCAGGCTTCAGGTGATTGAAGACAATCGCCGGGCATTCTGGGAGATTTTCATGTAGCTTCCAGCAGGCTTCATTGATAATGCCGGAAGTCATCTCGGGGGTGGCAGGGAATTTCATTGCAGTCTCGTTTCTCATGCGGATTACTAAATAGTAATCCCCCGGAATAACTCCCAGGGGATCGTTCAGCCCACTCCCTCAACACTGCCCACCCACATACAAATCTGGGTTGACAATCCGCCGGAGTGGGATATAATACAGCTTAGGCTGTTGGGTTAACGGCGATAGCCAAACAGTGTATCGCGCAGGGCGCTGAGCACACGGCGCAGGCTGGAAGGGGTGGGGGCGACAGGTGCCTGCGGTGGAGGATTCTCCAAGCTGTCCTGGCGCCTGCGCCCCAGGCTTGGAGCTGGCTTCGGCGCCCGCTGCGTGTCCAGATGCGCGGACAGCTCTTCCAGGAAGGGTGGGTGTGTGTTCTGCATGGCGCGGGATTGCTCCAGGGTTGGGAGTTTGTGGGCTCTGTTCTGCATGCCCGAGAGAATGCGCAGCTGGGTTTCGTCTGGCATGCGATAGTTCTCCGCCCCCCAGGGGGCGCAGGCTACGAGTTGGCTGCCACTGCCGCACAGCGTGCATTCAAGCGGTCGGCCACGGGGTTCTGGCTCTTCTGGGAAGTGCTCGTGGAAGGTGTCGTGTGTCATGCGATCACCCCCACCAGCATCAACACCCCGGCTACGCCTGCGATGCTCAGGCAGCACAGCATGAACAGCCCTTCAGGCGTGAGGGCGTTCAGCAAGCGTTCGAGCAGGCCGGGTTCGGGGATGGGCTGGATGTCGCGGGAGGCGTGAGGCCCGAAGGCCTCTTGGAGTGTTCGGGGGTGGCGGCGTGTGGTGGGGTAGGGCATGAGGGGCTCCAGGTTCGGGGGTGAGCACTGGCCGCAAGGGGGGTGAATAGACTGTGTCATCCCCCAGCCGGTGGCCAGTGCTCTAAAAGAGATCAGTCTACCTTGGTCGTCGTGTTGCGCACGATGGCCCCTCGAAGCACTTGCCCCACGTCAAAAGAGACGCTAGCTTCTTTGGGGGCGTTGCAGTACAGGAGCACGGCCTCTTCAATATCGTCGCTTGTAAGTGTCCAGATTGTCTCCTCGCGGATAGTGGAACTGACTGTGGGGTGTATCATAGTGAGGGGGTCCTATTGCTTGTGGGTTGGGGGATTTACAGCAGCCCGCGTTCGGCAAACGATGTGCAGCCCTTGGGGCTGACAACCAGATGATCCAGCACGCGGACATCCAAAAGCGACAGGCTGCTTTTGAGGCTTTGCGTCAGCAGCTCATCGGCACTGGAGGGGTCCAGGCATCCGCTCGGGTGATTGTGGGCCAGGATCACTGCGGATGCGCCGCGCATGAGGGCTTCCTTGGCCACCTCACGGGGATACACGCTGGTTTGCGTGAGCGTCCCCCGGAACATCTCTTCACAATGCAGCAGTTCGTGCTGGGCGTTCAGGAACATCACACAGAACACTTCATGCGGCAGGCCACCGATGCGCAGCTGGGTGTAGTCTTTCACGGTCTGGGGGGAGGTGAAGACTGGGCCGGTTTTGAGGCGTGAGAGCAGGATGCCGAGGGCCTGGGCGATGATGGCGCCTTCGGGGTCGAGGGGGTTGGCTGGGCCCGGCCCATAGGCTGGGGGGGTTTCTTGTTGGGCTGTGAGGGTGTGCATGTGGGTTGGCATGTGAGGGTGTGGGGATGGGTTTGAGTGTAGGGGGAGGGGCGGAAGGTGTCAATCATCCCCCCTCAAAACTCCCCGAATGGGGGTCGTGGGCGCCGTGGGGAGGGTTGCCCCGTGAGATGGGCCGGGATAGGCACGGGCCTGGGGGTGTCGTTTTGTGGGGGTTGGGGAAGGATTCTAGCCAGTGACGTTCCATCGCCTCCAGCACACGTTCGAGCGCCCAGGCTTTGCCGTTGGTGAGTGAGCATTGGACTCCGCCTAGCGGGAAGCCTTCCGGATAGAGAATCACAAGACGGTCACCCCTCCAGGCCATACGCAGGCACATGGGATGCGCCTGGGCTTGTGCCGTGAGGGATTCGACGCGGGCTAGGTTTTGCTGTGGTGTTGGCATGTGGGGGCCTCTGGAAAGTGTTGGCGAGTTTCTCATGAGGATTACTATTTGTTAATCCTCATGAGAAACCCCCGGATGGGGGCGGCCAGTGGCCTATCCTACGCATGCCCAGAGCATGACTGCAAAACCCACAGCAGCCCGGACACGATAAACGCTAGTTCGATCAGGTATTTCATCACACGCCCCTGTTAGGGGGAGGGGGTAACCCCTCCGCTCGATTACAGGGGGGCGTCTTCATCGTCCACGTCATCCGTGGGGGTGTCGTCCACCTCCCCCAGGCTGTCCAACAGATCATCACTGCTAGAGGTGTCTGCGGATTGTGCAGCCTCCAGCTCGATCTGGCGCATGGCCTCGATGATGCGAGGGTTCTTCTTGAGCGCGGCCCTTTGTTCCTTGGTGAGGGGTTCGAGCATCGCGTCAATTTCGGCCTTGGTTTTGCCCTTGATCCGCATGAGGGCGCGAACGAACAACGCACCTTGTGCCCCGGCCCCATCTCCCGCCGTGCGCCCCTTGTTCCAGGTGCCATCCGGGGATGTGATGCGCAAAAACACTTCGTTTACAGCATCGAACTTGTCACCCAGGGTCGCCGTGCGGCCTGTGTCGGTGTTGCGGGCGATGGCTGCGGCGTCAACCAGTTTTTGTTTGAGCCCGTGCAGCATGGCATCGAGTGCGATCTGCGGGGAGAGGCGCGACGTGTTCACAACCAGTTCCCGCCCATCGCGGAAGGTGAGCGTGAGCGTTGGACCATAGGTGTCAGCAGTGATGTCGGGGGTGCGCTTGGTTTCGGTGTTCATGGGGTGAGCCTCATGTATGCCCGGAAGAATCCGCCGGGTGTCGGTTGCGATCGTTTGTCGATCACTGGTTAGGATTCTCTCATGAAAAACCTAGCCAGTGAACCCCCCCCATTTGAGGGGGGTGCGTGCATCACAAGGGGCTGTCAGCCATGCGCTGTACCATACGTGCGGCCATTTCACATGCGTCATCCCGGCATGACGTGTGATAACGCTGTTTGGAGCATGGCAACCCATCACGCGTGGGGTAAACCACAAACTCTAGGGTGTCAGGATGCCAATACACCACTGCCCCCACGACCTCCCCCCACATTGTACGGGAGGGCTTGGCCTCATGTGTGAGTTTACGCATGGTAGAGCTGTCCATTGTGCCACACCCGCACGGCATAGGCGCTCCGAGTGAGTGCCACGCGCACCATGCGGGCAGCCTCGATTGAGGGTGTGGTGATTGTTGCTAGGGTGCGGGCGCGAGTGATCCAGGTAATTGAATACATGATGGGTTCCTAATGGTGGTGAGGCCTGAGTGCATCCTATAACCCACGGTGATGGGGGCTAGGTGGATGGGTTCGGGGGGGGGGGGGGCGTTACTCGGTATGGGTGCCGCTCAGTCGGTGGTCAATGATTTGCGCCGTGACCTCCCGCGTCCCCATTTCCTCATTAAACGCCAGGGCATAACGTGCCGCGAGTCGGATCAACTCCGGGCCGGACATTCCACACTCCCACAATGGATGAGTGCGCAGGAACCCATCGGGATGGGTGAGAACAATGACAACATCGGCCTCGATGCAGGGCAGATCGTTGATAGCGGTGTGGGGCATATAGAACTTTCGTGAGGTTGTAGGGGTTTAATACGTGAAACCAGTATACACCACGGCATCACCTTTGCGCAGTGCGCCGTGGTTCATGTCGTCTGCTTTGGTGATCCAGTAGCGTTTTGATGTCCGGTCATAGTCCCCCCGAACCCACACGGGGGCCGTGGGGGAGGCCTTGAGGCGGATGTATTCGCCGCGTTTGACATCGGCCAGGGGGTTGGGGGTGTGGTGCGTGTCGGTGTGTGTCATGTCGCGTCTCCTATCGTGTGGCAGGCCGGTGGCCCATACTCATACATATGCAACCCCCATGCCTGCCCCAAACCCTAGGGTTACCCCCTAGTTTTCCCCCGATTTCCCCCGGATTCCGACACATCCTATTACAACCCTGCCGCAAAACGTCACATCGAGGTGCCGAAAATTGTCAGTGCCATGACAGAAATTGTCACCCCCAATCGGGCACAGATCTTGCATTCAAAACCGGGCATGGATTGTGCTACTGGTCTGGAGGGTTGTAGACTACACCATGCGGTCAGGTTCCGAACGCGTAAGGGGATTCCGCGAACGAGCGGTCACGAGGCGACTGGCGGGGCTAGAGGGGAGACTAGAGGGGCTAGGGCAGAGAATGAGGAGGGTGGAGGGCGAATAATGGGTGCGGGAGGGAGAATGATGGGGTTGCATTGCACCCTGGCCCGTCTCCCGCGTATCCCCGCCTGTGCAATTACCTCCCGCCCGGTCACAATCACAACCCTCCAGCCCGCCCCGCGACTAATACGTTCGCATTGTGGCAGTCTCGTGACCCAATGTGTCAGGCTCATGACACCCCAGCCCCCGATTGCGACAATGCACCCGCATTACCCGACTGCATTACGGGGGCTTTTCGAGGGGGGGCCTGGGCCGGGAGTGGTGG